AATCAATGTTGCGGTACATCCCGCTGGCTACACGGCGATTGAATTCCCACTCAGTAATCTCGTGCACTTCAGCGGCTCGTTGTGCAGTGTAGAAGTTACTCGCGGCAAACGGCAGAATGATCCTGTCAATCGGAACAAACTCCACACAGGGACGCTTCTTCTGCTCGTCAAACCAGATCTTGAAGTACTGTGAGCCACCCAAAGGCAACTGTGTCAGCAACTGCTCTTGCTCATCCCTGAACTCTTCGATCTGCTCAGTGATCTGCCAGTTTAAATAGTCACGCTTACGCTCTGCACGTTCAGCCTTGATGTCGTCCATCTTGCCCATGACCTTTGTGCGGACTGGGCCATCTGGTGGAAACATCTCTTTGATCGCTTTGGCGGCAAAGTCAACACAGCCTTCAGCCATTGCAGGGTGAACAACTTTGCTGGCGCCCATGAAGGTAGCTCCGCCGGGGGCATCATTACCCATGCCCGTGCGCTTAATACCCTCTTCATACTGCTTGTCTCTCAACTCACGCGCTGACTTGTCCTTCTTGAGCAAATCCATGTAGCGCATCGCTAGTTTGCCAAGGTCATACTCGCTGTATGAATCCGCCATGTTTGCATAGAAGTCTGGATTCTCTTCAGGGCCGTCATCTATCGTGACAACAGCCGAGCCATCAGGCATCTCTTCAACTTCAGACATGTCCTCAGGCAGATCTACGTCAGCACTGCCATCTTCGTTCTCAGTGATCATTGGATCTTGTGTTGGGTCAAGTTCGTCCATCATTTGGCTTTCTTGTTACGTGTCAGTTCTAACAACATGGTGTCCATGTCTTTGTTCATTGTAACTTTACGTTTGCTATCCGACACACTGCTTTTTGAAACTGCCTCGTGATCATCACCGCGCATAGCTAAGTGACGCTGTGACACCACATTCTGCTCAGGGAAAGCATGGAAGTCGTCGTCGCTAAATCCGATGTGACGACCACCAACCTTGCCACCCATCGCGTAAGCTTTTGGCTTAGGTTGGAACTTGATGGCTTGAGGAGCCGCGTACTCTTTGCCCTTAGCCTTGGCTTGATCTTCGGGTTTATCAATTACATATTCGCCATTGTTCTTTTCCGCATGTTCAATGTGCTCAGGACTCACATTGTGCGTGAACGATGTTTGGTGACCAATGTTACTTGTTGACTCAGTAGGTGTCGTCATCAAAATGTGACCAGCTTCTTTGCCGTTCTTAGTCTTAAATCGATTCTTTGGCAAAAACTCAGTGTCTTTGAAGCGCGAATCCGTAGGAATCATGTGCGGAGTGCCATCATCATTCTTACCAACTTGAACTAAACGCGGGTGCAAGATGTGTTGCTTCTGGTAGTCGTAACGCAAACCCTCATGCGTTGTGTGACCATAGTGCGCTTTTTCAGGCGTCGTTGGCTTTCCATTACCTCCAAAATGACCCTCTGGGCCCTCTTCACGCTCTTCAGGTGTTAGATCCTTCTCAGTGCGTCCTGTTGACCAATACTTAGCATGGGTAATTGCCTTCTCCATGTTCTTAGCCATAGGAGATCCGCGCTTTACGTCAGTCACCATGTACGAACCCTTAGGCGGCGTCTTGTTGCCTTGCTCGTTTTTAAAGTCGCCTTGATTATCAGCCGCCATCACAGTGTTGCGAACACGCGCTTTGTCGCGAGCAACGTTCTCGCTAACCTCACGACCCTTTTTAACCTTAGGGCCAACGTTTGAGTGGGTTACATGGTATCCATTCTCAGGGTCATGCAACTCATTTGTTTTGCCGTATGAATTGGCAATGATTGGTGGCTTGTCGTCTATCTTGCGTTGCTCATTCAAATGGCGAATCACATGGCGTGAAGACACGTCAGTCTCGTCCACCACATTAGGACGGTACAGCATGCGCTTGTTTTGCTTGTCTGCTCTGCCTGCGGCGTTACGCATCGAGCCCGTGTGGGCAATGATCCAGTCTTTGGTCATAGCAGGATCATGCTTGGCAATAGCATGACCAGCACGGCGACTCACAGCGGCGGCGTACTGCGACTCAGCATTAGGCGCAAAGCATGTGCCTTGCTTAGTGTCAATCACACCTTCAGCACTCTTACCACCACCACAGCCCTCAGTCTGACCGGGGCAGGTATTGATCACCTTGTAATCCATGTCCTTACCGTGACCCTTTGGAAACAGCGCGTGACCTGCAATACCCTTAGATGCATAGCCAACGTGTGAGCGACCTTCTTCGTCGTGCTCGTGCTCCACAGTATCTAGCTTCTCAGACTCGTCTAACGTGTCTTTGTTGTGCTTGATAAACTTAGCAGAACGAATTTTATTTAAAGCTTCTGTCTCTGCTTTTTTCTGCTCATCAAGTGGTTTTGCAAAGTGCTCTTCCAACGTTTGCTTGTGGATCTTGCCCATCTGACCAAGGTTCAAAGGCTCACGGTGCTCTTCACCATAAACTTTTGCTCTGGCATCCATCATGTTCTTCAACCCTTCAGCACCTGCTTTGGGGTTGCCCTCAATCAAATGCTTAGGCACCACAATGCCCTTCACGCCACCAGCGCCAGTGGCAGGCACAGTAACGCGCTTCTCAGTGGAAGTATCCTTGTTAGACGCTAACTCAGACTTCATCTCGTCAATAGACTTAGCAGTACCACCCTTAGCCATGCCTTGAGGCTTTAAAGCCGCCATTGCTTGTCCTTGGGGGGTCATCTGAAGGATGTTGCTTCCGCCCTGTGGGGGTGGCATTCCGCCCATTGGTGGGGGCATATCACCCATAGGTGTTTGATTCATGCCCTGTTGCTGTCCAGCAGGCGACGGCGTAAGCATACTGTTAGGCATCAATTGGTGACCAGCTTGCTGTTCGCTCATGTCAATTCCACCAACAGGCAACTCACCCTGAGAGGTGTCTACACCACCTACTGGCATCTGATTGTTGTCAGGGCGCCCAACAGGTGACACATAGGCTTTAATCCCCATGCTAGGGGCTTCGTTAGCACCAATGGATTGCAACTGACCCAAGCCTCTGTTCATTATTTTGGCTTTGATTTGTTCGATAGGTAACACAGCGCCTCCTTCGGCTTTGTTCACAATTTGTTGCTTGCCGTTTTTGCCATTGATGTAATAGCCATTATGACCAGCTTGCTTAATGGCGCTCTGAATGCGTGGGTCTTCAATCATCTTGTAACTGCCCTGCGACAAAGCATCAGCCAAGTGTTTTTCCGCCTCAGGAATCTGTTTGAAGTCTCTGTGCTTGGCAACAACTCCAGCAACCTTCTGTACGTGCTTGGGGTTCTCATAATCAAATAGGTTCACGGTGCCTCCTTCAGCTTTGTGGATAACACCACCCTTGGCATACGACTCACGCTCACCATACGTAGGCTTATGCGCCAGCACCAATGGGCCAATCTGCACAACATGTTTGGAGTGCGTCACAGGCTTCATTGTCTTGCGATCATAGAAGTATCCATGACGTCTAGGATCCATGCCCACTTGAGCATAGTCCTTGTGGTTTAAATTCTTTTTCATGTGCTCAACCGCTTCGTCTTCGCTCATGTGGTGAAGCTCACCCTTAATACGTGCGAACGGTGACTTGTTCTGCTCACCAGTAGCGACCTTGATCGCCTTAGTTGGGCCAGCATCAAACGTGGCGTTCTTTACCGACGACACAGAACCATACGACGTGTTGCGTTTGTCTTCGCCCTTACCCTCTTCATCATGGATTGAGTTTACCCAAACGCCATGATTCTCGTATGCGGGGATGTCCAAACGCAGGCCGACCTTGCGACCAGCAGGCCAGTCCTCGTGACCGCGCCAATGGGGTTTCTTGTTCTCCATCAATGCACGGTCAGCATCTTCATCTGACGCAGGCTGTGGGACGAACTCATACGGCTTGACAGGCTTGTGCTTGGCAACCACCTTGTCGTATGCCTCGTGGCTCATCTTGCCCTCTTCGACCTTCTTAGCCGCCGCTTCCATCTGAGGGATCTTGCGCATCAAGTTCTCATCTTTGACGGTGGGGCGTACCTCGACCTTGCCACCCTTAGCTAATGCTTGAAGCATTTGACTCATTGTCGGTTGCACTGCTCCACCTCCTGCTTTATGTATTACCTGACGCGACACGATGCCGTGACCGACGTCGCGCTCTTCCTCGTACCTCACTGGATCATGCATGGGGTACAAGTGTTTGGTCGGTGTGTTGATGTCAAACCGCGATCCCTTGGGGACTTTGTGCTCGTCTTCCATCGCACGGAACTGCCTCTGGTTCACCACCTTCGGCTCACCGATAGTAACCTCACCAATAGCCTTAGCCTTGCCTTCACCAGTGCGGACAATTGCCACCCTCTTACCGACGTATGGGCGCAGTGTGTCGCTGTTGCGTGACTCAAGGGTCTTATGCCCATCGACGATCATGTCAGCGAACCTCAGCCCTGCCTTGGTATCGCTTGCTACATTGATGCCCATAGGGGGCTTGCTTGGAGTCATGGAATGTCCTTCATGAGTGCCACGTATTATGCCTTCGCCATGTTGTCACGTCCACAATTTATATTTGTAAGTTTCACGTAATGCCGTCCTCAGGACGGTATTATTCTGCATAAGGGTTTACCTTACTACGCGCTCGTTGGTTGTACTCATCTGCGTCGTATATGTCGTCCTCATCCAACTCCTCGCGTGGTGCGGCGTCAATACTGATCCAACCACCGTCGCGCATGTACCGTAGTCCCTGTGAGATGCAGTCAACGAACTCGTCATGTACCGTCTCAGGGAATGAACAGATCTGACTGACCATGCCTTCAGCCCAGTCACGCACGTAGCCCTTCCTTACACTGCTCTCAGGCACCCACACGCGCCCTGCCTTAATGATGTTAGCCACGATGCTTAGGCGCTGGATCTTGTCAGCCCTGCCGGGGTTATAGGCATGCACGGGCAGGTGGGCTCGTTGCAAGTCTTGGATCAGGGATATGCCTGCTGACTTGTCCTCCACCAGAATCAGATCCACCAGCTTCTTCTCACGTCCTTCACCGTACACCGTCTCGTACTCGTCGATCACCTTGGGGCGCAGGTCAGGGTACTGTAGGTGCTCCTGCCAGCAGTCGAGCACCATCACGCACATGCCGCCGTCCATAGGCTTGAATGCACCCAGCGTAATGCACCCTGTAGGGTCGTTATGGGTCTTGTCGGACGTCGCGCAGTCATAGGACTGGATGATGTACTCCAGCTTAGGGAAAGGCTTGGTGGCAGGCCATAACCTGAACCAATCCCTCTTGACGATACCGCCCTCCTCAGGGTCAATGATCTCAGCGTGGATTTCTTGCCGACCTAAGTTTGTACCTTCGTATTGCAAGATCTGCTTTTGGAACGATGGCGCCAGATTCTTCATGTTGCTGTATGTGCTGGCGCGCGTGATCACCACGTCGTCACCCTCACGCTCAATCAACTCCATGATGACCTCTTTAGACTTTGGAGTTGTGGAGCATATGAGCTTGGTACGCTGTCCCAGTCGTATGCCGAACTGGATCATGTCCCACGACTCACGCAGGTACTCCCACGCCGCTAGCTCGTCCAGCCATCCACCGTGGAACTGTGGGCCCCTGAAGCGCTCGGGCTCCGACGCAGGTATGCCCTTGATAAAGCTCCCATTGATCAGGTGGATCTCATGTAGGCTGGAGTTGTACTTGGCTACCAGCGGTGGCGGTATCACGGAGATAAGCCCTGAGTCACCTTCAAAGCATGTGCCCTTCAAGTCGCCACTGGTAGGGGCTGAGACAAGCCATCGTGTGTTGGGTTGCTCCCATGCCCATGCCGCTAACGTTTCGGCGCTGGCGCGTGTTTTGCCGGCACCACGACCCGCTAGCATCAACCACACGTTCCACCAGTCTCCAGCAGGCTCAATCTGGTGCTTGTGCGCCTGCTTACCCAGCCAATTCAACTGCCAATTAACTACAGTCTGCTGTATTGGGTGTAGTGCTTCAAATTCTTTGAGAAGGTTGGGATCAGCCAACACGTCATCAAGAGCACTCATTTAGATAAACGTTCCAACTTGATGTTCTCAAGCAAGGCGCCAAACACATTGTGGTTGACCTCGATCACCATAGGCTTGTCATCGTTGCCCACATGCTCTTGACGCGCCAGCTTCGGTATGTGGTACTCCACCACCGATTGGAACATGTCAAACGCTTTGGCTGGGTTTGGTTGAATGATGTAATTGCCATCCGAATCCATCAAACCACGAGATACCTCATCAAGCCATCCAGTGAGCCTGTGAGCGTTTTGATCGACAAACAAGGCTATTGCCTGCCTAGCCTCCGCTGTCGCCTTGTTGGGGCTTCCTGCTGGCCTTCCTGCACCCTTATTAGCTGTTGCCATGATCATCTCCAATAAATTCAAATTGTTTATTGTCTATGTTAGCAATCACTAACGTATTCAGTGTTATCTGCATATATGTCCTTTCACGCAATTGTTTCAGCGCATTCATATGTGCATTAGTTTAACCTGAAGTTTATTTCTTTGTGAAGTCCTTACCTGCTTTGTATCCTTTGTTGTATTCCAACATGAGTCTGTATTGGAATACGGTGCTGAGGTGCTCCATGAATTCGATAGCGCTCTCTTCGGCGTTTCCCTCGAATGATAGGTATGAGTCGGCGAAGTCCATAACGCCTATTTCGTCGCCGTTCTTGTTGTAAAACGAGATCTTGCTATCGTGCTTGGGCATCTTGGTGCCAGACTCTTTGTTTTGTGCGCTCATTCTGAACTCGTTCCCACGATCTGGTGCTCCGCCCAG